AATCAGCTGGCACTCAACGCCGGATGGGATGAGGAGCTTCTCCGCATCGAGCTCGGTGAACTTCAGGAACTTGACTTCAACCTCGATGTCATGGGCTTCTCTGACGAAGAGCTCGACCTTCTGCTTGATGGGACCGGCTCGATTGATGACGACGAGGAGCACGGGAAAGACGCTGAGGAAATCGCGGAACCGTCAGAAGACCCGGTTGTCAAGCCTGGCGAACTTTGGCTCCTTGGGGACCATCAGCTGTTGTGCGGAGATTCAACACGCATCGATGATCTTGTTCGCTTGTGCGAAGAAGGCAGCGTCGATCTGTATTTGACCGACCCGCCTTACAACGTGGCCTACGAAGGCGCGACGAAAGACAAGCTGACGATTCAGAACGACAACATGTCGGACGAGAACTTCCGAAAGTTCTTGATTGATGCCTTCTCTACTGCTGATTTTGCCATGAAGCCAGGAGCGTCTTTCTACATCTGGCACGCGGACGCTGAAGGCTACAACTTCCGAGGCGCGTGCCGAGACAACGCGTGGAAGGTGCGCCAGTGCCTTGTGTGGAACAAAAACTCTCTTGTTCTTGGTCGTTCTGACTACCAGTGGAAGCATGAGCCGTGCTTGTACGGCTGGAAGGAAGGCGCGGGGCATGCCTGGTACTCGGACCGTAAACAAACGACGGTTCTCGACTTCGATAAGCCGTTGAGGAACGGGGATCACCCGACGATGAAGCCGGTTGATTTGTTTGAGTATCAGATCGGCAATTCCACAAAGAAGGGCGACGTCGTTCTCGACAGCTTTGCCGGCTCTGGCACGACCGTCATTGCTTGCGAGAACACCGGTCGTAAGGCTCGGGCGATGGAGCTCGATCCTCGTTACTGCGACGTCATCATCAAGCGTTGGCAGGACTTGACTGGAGAGGATGCGGTTCGTGAAGACGGCGTGACGTTCAACAACTGCAAGTAATCACAAACAAAGGAGGCAACGAGATGCCTTGGATAACAGTAGACGAGGCCCGCGCGAATCTGAAGATGTGGCTCGATGCAGAACGCGCGGTTGCCTCTGGCCAGTCGTATCGAATCGGCACCAGACAGCTGAATCGTGCGTCGCTTTCTGACATTGCTGCCAGAATCAAGTACTGGCGCAACGAGATCGACAAGCTTGAAAACGGACGCAAGGGGGCGCGTGTGATGCGTGCTGTCCCTCGCGACCTGTAAGGAGGCTTGCAAATGAATCTGCTTGACAAAGCGATCAATACAATCAGTCCTGAGCGCGCATTGAAGCGCTATGAAGCCCGCCGAAAGCTTGAGATTTTGAACTCCGGCTATTCGAGGCACGGTGGTTCATACGCAAAGAAGTCCTTGCTTGGATGGCTATCTGGCGGAAGCGATGCGGACGCAGACATTGTTGATAATTTGGAGACGCTTCGCAATCGATCGCGCGACCTTTACATGGGGTCGCCTCTTGCGACAGGTGCACTCAAGACCGTTCGAACGAACGTCGTTGGTTCTGGGCTTGCGCTGAACGCTCAGGTGGACGCGAAGTTCCTTGGCCTTACCGAAGAGCAGGCGAAGGAATGGGAAGAGAACACCGAGCGCGAGTGGCGCCTATGGTCCGAAAGCGTCAACTGCGACGCCGAGCGCCGGCAGACGTTCTTTCAGCTTCAATCGTTGGTGCTCCTCTCTGCGTTGATGAGTGGCGACGTCTTTGTGACGATGCCGGTCATTCCGCGCAAGGGCTGTGCCTACGACCTGCGCATTGGCCTCATCGAAGCCGACCGCGTGTGTAACCCGCTCAATGCTTCTACGACTGCAAACATTCTTGGCGGCATTGAGGTCGGGACATACGGCGAGACCGTTGCTTACTGGGTAGCAAAGCACCATCCGGGTGCGATCCCTCGAATGGGCCAGGACCTGCAGCAGGAATGGAAGCGCGTGCTGGCCTTCGGAACAACGACCGGGCGACGAAACGTCCTGCACATCATGGCGGACGTTGAACGTCCGGCACAACGCCGAGGCGTGCCGATGCTTGCTCCTGTCATCGAGGCCTTGAAGCAACTTTCCCGATATTCAGAGGCAGAGCTGATGGCGGCGGTCGTGTCCGGCATGTTCACGGTCTTCGTCAAGAGCAACACTTCCGATTCTCCACTCGGGCAGGCTTTCAATCCGGCGATGCTAGTCGACAAAGATCCTAACGCCTATGAGATGGGGAACGGGTCGATCGTCGCACTTGATGAGGGGGAAGAGGTTCAGATTGCGGACCCGAGTCGACCGAACCCCAACTTTGATCCTTTCGTGATTGCTATCTGTCGCCAGATCGGTTCGGCGCTTGAGATTCCTTACGAGTTGCTCGTGAAGAACTTCACTGCGTCCTATTCGGCTTCCCGTGCTTCGCTTCTCGAGGCCTGGAAGATGTTCCGCATGCGACGCGAATGGCTCGTCGGGAACTTCTGTCAACCGATTTATGAGGAGTGGCTCACAGAAGCTGTTCTGAAGGGCCGTGTGCAAGCACCCGGCTTCTTCGACGATCCGGCCATTCGTGCTGCCTGGTGCGGGGCTGAATGGTTCGGCGATGCGCAGGGACAGCTCGATCCGAAGAAGGAAGCGGAGGCCGCGAAGATTCGTGTCGATGAAGGCTTCAGTACTCGCGAACGTGAGGCTGCGGAGCTCACCGGTATGAAGTACGACCAAATCCACGCGGTACGCAAGCGCGAGGAGGCAATGCGTCGGGCCGACGGGCTGAGTGTTACTTCACCAGTGCAACCGGGGCCGGAACCGGATAAGGAGGAAGAGGAAAAAGATGAATAAGTTCTGGAATGTGAAGGCCAATGGCGGCAAGGCAAGTCTTGACCTCTTCGGCTATGTCGGCGGGTCGAAGGACGATCCGTGGGGGAAGGGCTTCAACGAGTCTGAATTTCTCGCGGACTTCCGAAAAATCCCGTCCGATAGCCCTCTAGATATTTCGATCAATTCGTTCGGTGGTGCCGTTTATACGGGCTTGTCCATTTATTCGCTTCTCAAGGCGCATAAGGGACAGATCACCTTCCGAATTGACGGCGCTGCTATGAGTGCCGCGACGATCATCACGAGCGTGCCTGGCGCGAAAGTCATCATGCCGAGGGGCTCAATGATGATGATCCACAAGGTCAGCTCTGTTGCCATCGGTACGACGGACGACATGAGAAAGGCGGCCGACGACATGGAGAAGCTTGAGGAAAACCTCATCAACATCTATGTCGAAAAGACCGGGCGCACGGTTGATGAGATCAAGGAAAAGGTCAACGCCGAGACGTTCTTCACTGCTGAAGAGGCTGTGGAGTTTGGTCTGGCTGACGAGATTGATGAAACGACGGAAGTCAAGAACACGGCTTCTGGTGGCTTCGTCATGTTAAACGGCCTGAAGGCAGATTCGCGTTTCTTTGCGAATGCGCCGAAGGGCTTCATTCACGCGGAACAGCCCAAAGCATCCGCAGTTCAAAAGGAGGTTCACAAGATGAATCTGGAAACGTTGAAAGCGGAACATCCTGAGCTTGTTCAGGCGATCCGCAACGAAGCAATTGCCGAAGGTGCTGCGCAGGAACGCGCTCGCATTCAGGCAATCGAAGACATCGCTGTTGTCGGTCATGAAAACCTTGTAAATGCTGCAAAGTTCGACGGCAAGACGACCGCCGAGGCGCTTGCTGTTCAGATCCTGAAGGCCGACAAGGCTCGCGGTGCACAGATGCTCAAGGATCGCAAGAACGACGCGCAGGCGCTTGAAGGCATCGAAGCCGAAGGTAACGAGGGGCTTGATCCGAAGGCCGAAGCGAAGGCAAAGCAGGACGCCGAAATGAAGGCGGCCATTGAAGCCGGTGCGCGAGCCTTCGCTCGCAAGTAAAGGAGGAAGAAGAAATGGCAATGCAAGAAACTTTCACGACGACGGTTGACAACCTGTTTGCCGCGTCGCAGATCATGCCGGTTGTTGCTGACAGCATGACGGTTAAGACCAGCCAGGGCGTGCTCAAGCGTGGCGCTCTGCTTGATAAGGACGGGACGCTCTGCAAAGTCGACTCTGGAAAGACGACGATTTCTGCAGTGTATGCAGTCCTTGCCGAGGACGTGGATACGGCTTCCGGCGACAAGGTCGCCGCTGTATATCTCACCGGCGAATTCAATGAAGATGCTCTTTCTTTTAACGCTGAGAACAGCGCCGCCGTTGCGGACTTCAAGCCATCTGCTCGTCAGGTCAGCATCTTCTTCAAGCCGAGCATCTGAATTTAGGAGGAAAACAACATGGATATGTTTACTACTCGCACTATGCTCGCGATGGTCGAAGAAGGCCAGAAGAGCAATAACACCTGGTTGCGCGATCGTTACTTCACGAATCGTCCGACCTTCCACACCCAGAAGATCGATTTCGACATCATCGGTCGTGGCGGTCGCAAGATTGCGCCCTTCGTCAACCCGAAGGTTGGCGGTGTCGTGCTGACGCGTGAAGGCTTCCGCACGGAAAGTTACGAAGCGCCGGAAGTTTCTCCGATGCGCGTGACGACTGCAGAAGACATGCTGAAGCGTCTGCCTGGTGAAACGATCTACTCCGCCAAGAGCCCGACGCAGCGCGCTGCAGAAATCCTTGGCAAGGACCTGTCCGACCTCGACGACATCATCACGCGTCGTGAAGAGGTCATGTGTGCTGAGGCTCTTTTCACTGGCAAGGTGACGGTGAAGGGCGAAGGCTATGATGAGGTGCTCAACTACTGGGCTCACCTTGACACGAAGGATCAGCCGAAGACCACTCTGCAAACGAAGTGGAACACTGCTGAAGCCGCTCAGATCATGAGCGACCTCCGCACGCTTCGTCGCACGATGATCCAGTCCGGCGGCTTTACTCCGCACGAGCTTATTTGCGGCTCGAAGGTGGTCGATACGATTCTGGACAAGCTCATGACTGCCAAGGAGCTCGATATGCGTCGCGTCGACATGGGCGCGATTGACCCGCAGCACCTGCCAAATGGCGTGACGTACTGGGGCTATCTCAAAGACTCCGGTCTTGACATCTACTCTTACGACGAGTGGTACCTGGACGATGCAGGCAAGGAGCAGCCGATGGTTCCCGAAAACCTCTGCATGCTCGCAAGTCCGAATGCCAAGACGATGCTCGCCTACGGCCTTGTCGCGCTGACTGGTGACGAAGCGATCAAGTTCTACGAAGGCGCTCGCGTTCCGGACTCTTGGGTTCAGCGTGCGAATCCGTCCGGTCGCATCGTGCAGATCAAGAGCCGTCCGCTGCCGATCATCCAGCAGATTCACGGCTTCCACGTCATCGAAGCTCTCTAAGAGCAACAAAAACAGAATCAGGGCAGGCAATGCGACCTGCCCTTTTTCGTAGGAGGGACAGAAATGAAAGTTGTTCTTTTAGAAAACCTCCTCATTTCCGGCAAACGCTACGCGGCAGGTGAGGAGATCGAGGTTGACAAGGCGGTCGGCCTTCAGCTGCTCAAGGAAAATCTGGCGCTTGTTGGTGTGAATGAGGTCGAGGACGACCCTGTCGAAGAAGCTCCGTTGCCGACGCCGGAGGCCGCTTTTGCTCCGATTCCCGAAGCAGAAGATGAGCCAGAAGTGGAAGTCAAGCAACCTGTCAAGCGTCGCACGACGAAGAAGGTGGCGGGATGAGTGCCTTCAAGGATTTCGTTGCTGCTGACGTGCAGAACGTCTTCATCAATTTGGACGAGTTTGCCGAGGAGCATGAAATCGGCCATGAGGTCGTGCCCTGCATCCTTGACAAGATCATCACTCAGGCACACGACAACGATTCATATCTTGGCGTTTTTGTCAACCAACTGACGATTTATGTCGAAGTTGGATTGATCGAAACACCAGTAGAGGGGGCGCCTCTCAATGTTGACGGCTCGCTTCATCTTGTCAAGTCCGTCAGCAATGAAGGCGGCGTGCTCGTCATTGTGACGGAGGCGAACGATCAATGAGCGTCCTAGTCAGGCTGAAAGCGGATGATGATGCACTGAAAAATGTTGAGGCCATGTTGCATGGTGTCAAAGGCGGGGTCGAGAAGGTCACGATGCGAGCTATCAATCGAGCTCTTGGCTCCGGGAAAACAGCGCTTTCTAAAGGTATTCGCGAGACTTACACGGTCAATGCCGCAACTGTGAACGAGACGATTTCCATTCGTAAAGCCTCAGCAAGCAATCTTGAAGGAACCATTGTGTCGAGCGGCAAACCGTTGTCTGCTAGACACTTTAGCCATTCGCCCGAGGGAAAAGACACGACTGGTGCGGAACGGAAACGGATTCGAGTGACCGTCAAAAAGGGCGGGGGCGGCAAGTACAAGACGGGCTTCATTTGGGATGGCGGATGGGGCACAGATAAGCACGCCATCTACATCAGGTCTGGCGGAAAGATCAAGGCCTCAAAGGGCTATCACGCAGGAAAGAAGTACAAGGTCGACAAGGTCAAGAAGGTGTCCGGTCCCTCGGTGCCTCAGATGGCTGGTAATGACGGCGTACGAGAACGCGTCCAAGAGCGTGTGCAGGAAGTCTTTGTGAATCGTCTTGACCACGAGGTCAACCGTATTTTGAAGTTGTAGGAGGTGGCCGTATGGTCGAAAACGAACTGACGCGTGCAATTCGCGAATTGGTTGCAGAGGCTGTGAAGGACTTTGCGTTGCCAACGAAGCCGGAACGCGGTTCCGAAGAGGGAGTGCTGCGCGCTCCGAAAGTCGTAAATGGGTATCTACCCCCAAAACGATCCGGGCAGGACGACGACTTTCCTTTTGTCCTGGTTCGTGCTGAGGAAGGGGCGACCGATTTGGATTCAACCGAGGTGAAGGTCTCGATCATTGTCGGGACCTACTCCGAAGAGTTCGACGGTCACGAGCACTGCCTGAACGTCATGTCACGTATCCGAACGGCGCTGTGCTCCTTGCCTGGAATGACCCTTGCCCATCGGTACCGGCTGCAACACCCGATCAAGTGGAGCACCTATGCGGAGCAGCCCTACCCGTACTGGCAACTTGACATGCAGACGGCCTGGAGCATCCGCACGCCGCAGCCCATAGATCAAGAGGAGGATTTCTTATGACAACAAAGAAACCCGCAACTAAAAAGGTATCGACCAAAGAGGCCAAGGCCGTCGTTTACGTCGGTCCAACGATTGGTGGCGGTGCCCTGATGCGCAACGCGGTTTTCCGCGACGGAGCGTTTCCGCCGCACATTGCGTCGATGCGCGAAAAGAGTGAGGCCCTTCGTGGTCTCTTTGTCCCAGTGTCTGAACTGGCGACAGCGCGAAAGCGCATCGGTGTGAAGGGCGACATCCTGAACGCCTATGTGCGTCAACTCAAAAATGAACTCTAAGGAGGTCATCAAATGGCATACAACCACGGGGTAAAAATCTCCGAAGTGCCGACTTCTATCCTGCCGCCGGCGCAGGTGGAGGCGGCCATTCCTTTCATCGTCGGGACGGCTCCGGTCAACATGACCGATCCGACCAACGTCAACCGCCCGACGCTTTGTTATTCGTACGATGAGGCGGTCGCTGCCTTTGGCTACGTGCCGCCGGTAGAGGACAGCGCAAGCGGTCTGAAAAAGTACGACTTCACGCTGAGCGAAGCGATCTATTCACAGTTCGCTCTTTTTGGCGTCGCACCGATCATCATTGTCAACGTGCTCGATCCTGCGAAGCACAAGAAGACGGCGACGGCAACGACCGTGACGCTTGATTCCAAGACCGGTTCTGCAACGATTGCTGAGGCCGGCATCATCCTGTCTACCTTGAAAATCTCTCAGGACGTTACGACCTATCAGGAAGGCACGGACTTCGTTGCAACCTTCAACGATGAAGGCCATCTGGTCATTACGTCGAAGAAGGACGAGGACAACTTCAAGGTGCCGGTTGGCGCGTCGCTGACGTTTGCAGCTGAAAAGCTCGATCCGTCTGCTGTCACGAAGGATGAAATCATTGGCGGCGTTTCCGTTGATGGTGTCAAGAGCGGCCTTGAGCTTGTCGGCGAGTGCTTCCCGCGCTTCCGTCTCGTGCCGGGACAGATCGTTGCTCCGAAGTTCTCTGGTGATCCTGAGGTGGCGGCTGTGATGGCGGCCAAGGCTGTCAACATCAACGAACACTTCCGTGCGATTGCCCTTATCGACGTGCCGACCGACACGGTTGATGTCTATTCCAAGGTCGCGGAATGGAAGAACAACAATAACGTCGTCGATGAGGCGCAGGTGACGTGTTGGCCGATGCTTGCTCTTTCAGGTACGGCGTATCACATGAGCACGCAGCTCATGGGGCTTATCGGCAAGGTGGACGGAGACAACGACGGCACACCGTATGTCAGCCCGTCGAACAATAACTTCCAGATGACTTCCACGGTCCTAGCGAACGGCAAGGAAGTCTGGCTCGGTCCTGAGACCGGTGCTTATCTGAACAGCCAGGGCGTCGTGACGGCGCTCAACTTCATCGGAGGTTGGGTGTGTTGGGGTAACCGCATGGCTTGCTACCCGGGCAATACGGATGTGAAGGATTCCTTCATCCCTGTGCGACGCATGTTCAACTGGGTCGGGAACACGCTTGTGCAGACCTTCTGGCAGCGCGTGGACGCCCCTCTGAATCGTCGTCAGGTCGACACGATTGTTGACAGCGCAAACGTCTGGTTGAATGGCCTCGCTGCTCGCCAGTACATCCTCGGCGGTCGCGTGGAGTTCCTTGAAAGCGAAAACCCGAACACCGATTTGATGGACGGCATCGCACGTTTCCACGTGTACCTTACGCCGCCGTCTCCGAATAGAGAGATCGACTTCATGCTTGAGTACGACGTGAACTATCTCTCGACCTTGTTCGAGTAAAGGAGGAAAGAAAAATGGCAGGAAACAACAAAGTCCCTGAACGATTGATCAATTTCAGGGTGTATGCAGAAGGCAATGACCTTCTGGGGGTTGCCAACGTTGAATTGCCGTCGCTCGAGGCGATGAGCGACACGGTCAGCGGTGCGGGAATTGCTGGTGAGGTGGAGAGCCCGATCTTGGGTCATTACGGGTCGATGACGACGACCTTCACTTGGCGAACGATTTCTGCTGATTTGACACGACTTGCGGAGCAGAAGGCGCACGCGCTTGATCTTCGCGGGTCTCAGCAAGTTTATGACGCTGCGCTTGGTACGTATTCGACGGTTCCTGTGCGCGTGTCTCTTCGTGCGGTGCCGAAGTCGATCAGCCTTGGCTCGTTCGAAGTCGGGGCCTCTACGGATAGCGAATCCGAGTTTGAGGTGCTGTACATCAAGGTTGATGTTGGCGGTAAGACGCTCGTCGAAATCGACAAGTACAACTACATCGCTCGTTTCAACGGCGAAGACAAGCTCGCAAGCGTTCGTAAGGACCTTGGACTGTCGTAATGCAAAGACCGGTCGGAGGCAGGTACCTCTGACCGGATCAAACACAAAATATTGAGGTGAAAATATGAAGCATATTTTTGCAACGCCCTTCGAATTTGAAGGCAAGAAGTACGAAGAAATCGAGATGAACCTTGAAGGGCTGAAGGGCGAGGACATTTCTGCAGTGAAGAGACAATATTCTGCACTGGGGCTGTTCTCGCCTCTTCCGACGACCGACTCGGATTTCTGTGCGCTCATTCTTGCGCGTCAGTCGAAGTTGCCGATTGAGTTCTTCAACGAATTGCCGGCACGTGAGTATTGCTTGATCACCCAAAAGGTGAGCAATTTTTTGAGCTACTCGGTCTGAGGGTCGCCGATCCTGTGAACTTCATCATGCAGGTGTGTATCCAGCTTTCTAGAAAAGAAACTGGCTCGGGGGCGCTTGAATGGTTCGCTACTCCACTTATTGACCTCGGCCAATGGGCACAAGTCACTGATGAACTGGATAAACGACAAAAGAGATAGGGCGCGAGGCCTTACTTTGGGACTTCTCCCTCCTTACCTGGTAACATAGACCTATACAAGGAGGGGGAACCGATGTTTAAATTTTTTGAAGCACTATTGGACGGCGTGAAAGCGATTGTGGCCTTGGTCGCCGGGGTGGTGATTTGCTACTTCTGTTATTTCCTAGTGTTTTCATAAAACAATCAGAATCCTAAAGAAAAGAGCTCGCTTCGGCGGGCTTTTTTCTTTTCTAAAGGAGCGGTGAAATGGGTGCTAAGGAATACAGTATTGCGTTCATGATTGCTGGCAAGCTGTCCGGGGCATTCAGCAATACGTTCAAAAAAGCGAATGACACGGTAGGTGCATTCAATAAGCAGGTTAATACGCTAAATCGTGAATCGGCGCAAGTAGACGGTCTTGTCAAAATGCGTCAAAAGCTCAACGAAAACGCACGAGCCTGTATTGATGCAATGAACAAATACAAGGGCGTAACCAATAACGCTCGGGAACTTGATCAAAAGACGGCAGAGCTGTCTAGACAATATGATTCCGCTAGGCGACGTTTGTCAGCGTATTCTTCGCAGATCAACAGATCCACAAACGTTTCGGACGAGCTGATCAACAAGTACGAACAGCAAGAGCAAAAAGTAGCGGAACTCGGAAGGGCTTTGAAGGCCGCGCAAAAAGACCAGGCGTCTTTTCAACGTGTTGTTGCGTCATCAAAAAAAGAGCTTGATCGCGCAAAAGCAGCAGTAGATAAGCAACGAACGGCGGTGCGTGAGCTTGACTCTTCTTTGGGGACGGCCGGACAAACTCTGCAACAGCTTACTCGTCGCCAAAACGAACTGGCTCGAGCTGCCGATAAAGCTCGTGTTGCTCAGGAACGGTTGGCAAAAGCTAATGCGTTGCAGAGTCGCTTGAAAGACGGAGGCATGAACAGTCAGGGTGTGCTTCTCAATATGGCTGCCAAGGGAGGAGCTACATTGGGGATGCCTATTAACGAGGCAATGAAGTTGGAAGATGCGATGGCAGATATTGCTAAGGTAGCCAACTTTGATAATCCTGATGGCCTCAAAAATCTGCAGAAACAGTTGCAGAAGATGAGTCTTCGTATTCCTCTCGCTGCAGACGGCCTCGCTCAGATTGCAGCGGCGGCAGCACAGTCTGGCATTGCTTCGAAAGATTTGGCCGGATTTACCGAGCAGGCAGCAATGATGGCTGTGGCATTCGGTATTTCGGCAGATGAAGCCGGCAACATGATGGCAAAGTGGAAGAGCGGTATGGGGCTCACGAATGAAGAGACCTATCGTCTGGCTGATGCCGTCAACTACCTGTCGAATAACAACGCGGCGTTGGCTTCAGAGATCGGGGATACCATCAAACGTTATGGTGCTCTTGGTAAGGTCGCGGGGTTGACTGCAGAACAAACAGCGGCTCTTTCTGCGTCTGTCATCGGTGCAGGGGCGACCTCTGAAACTGCGGCAACTGGCATTAAGGCCATGATGCGTGCGATGGGGAGCGGTGGATCGATGTCCGATGTTCAGGCTGCCGCCTTCAAAAACGTAGGGATTGATCCAAAACAGTTGCAGAAAAATCTTCAGAAGGATGCACCACAGGCCATCATGAGTACTTTGGAGGCGATTCAGAAGAAGATTCCAAAGGAGAAGTGGAACCAGTACCTCAACGCCATGTTCGGCGACGAAGCGGCGGTTGCTATTGGTCCAATGATGCAGAACCTTTATGGGCTCAGAGTGAATTTTGAGCGTGTATCTGACCCTGCGAAATATGCGGGATCGATGTTGGGAGAGTTCAAGGCAAGAGCGGCAACTACATCCAACGCTCTGGTTCTTGCTGGCAATACCGTGAAGTATTTCGCCCAGGCTGTCGGTGCTCCGCTGCTTGATCCTTTGAAGGAGGGAGCAACAGAGTTCGTCAAGTGGGGCGAAAAAATCGGCGATTGGGTGAGCAACAACAAAGAGCTTGTCATGAGCATGATGAAAGTTGCAGGTGCCGTTGTTGGTAGCATTGCTGGCTTTCATGTATTGCGTATGGCACTGGCCTTTACGGTGAGTCCGATGATTTCGCTCTACAAAGGCTTTCTGAATATAAAGAAGGCTGTCGATTGGGTGAGAAATAGCACGATGCTTGCGTCGATTGCGACGAAGATTTGGGCTGGTATTTGCAAGGTGACTACAACAACAGTCAGTCTTCTCAAGGGGGCGTATCGTTTGATGGGGACGGCGCTCAAGGGCATAGGGTGGGGTGTCAGCCAAGGGCTGATGCTCGCATGGAGAGCGGCGTGTATTCTGACGAACGGTGCACTCACGGCGCTCAGGATTGGCGCGAAACTCCTCGGAAGCGCTTTGAAGTTCATGTTTACGAATCCGATTGGGTTGGCGATCTTGGCCGTAACGGCGCTCGTTGCTGCCGGTGTCGCGCTTTACAAAAACTGGGACATTGTGAAGGCAAAAATGAGCGAACTTTGGGGGAAGTTCTCCGAGTTTGTTGGGAATGTACAAGGGAAGTTTGTCGGCGCATGGTCTTCAGCATGGGGGAAAGTCAAGAGCGTATTTTCTGGTGTGTTCGATAGCTTGCTCGGCATCGCAAAGAGTCCGATCAACAAAATTATCGGTTTGGTAAACAGTGCTATCGGTTCCATCAACGGCATCTCTGTGAAGATTCCGGATTGGGTGCCGAAGTACGGTGGTTCGACGTTTGGTGTCAATCTCCCAAAGGTTCCTCAGCTTGCTGAGGGCGGGATTGCGACGCGCTCGACGCTTGCGAACATCGGCGAAGGCGGAGAGCCCGAAGCAGTCATTCCTCTTTCAAAGCTTTCAACCATGCTCGATACGAGAGGTGGTGGTCGGGGAGACACTATTGTGTTTTCGCCAGTGATCAACATCTCTGGGTCTTCGAGTGATCCATACGCTGATGTGAAGCGAGGGATCGATGAAGGACTGAATGATTTTGAAAAGAGGTACCTTCGAATGAAGGCGCAGCAACATCGGCTGTCGTATGCGTAAGGAGGCGTAATGGTGAGGACATACGAGACCCGCGCGATGGACACCTGGGACATCATCGCTAAACGAGTCTATGGCTCCGAGGCGTTGATGGACCAGTTGATCCGCGCAAATCTACAGCACCGGAAGACGGTGTTCTTCAGTGCCGGCGTCGTGCTCAATGTGCCGGACATTGACACTGACTCGGCGGAGTTTGCTGAGAATCTGCCGCCGTGGAAGCGTAAGGAGGGGACGCGATGAGTGGACCTATTCAGACCTATCTGAGGCTCCTCTTCACCGAAGCCGGCACTTCGGTGACGCAGGACATACTGCCTGATCTCCTTTCCTTTTCATACGACGACAAGGAAACGAATGAGGCGGACGAAATCAGCCTCACGCTCAAAGACCCGACGGGGAAGTGGGCGAGTAAGTGGAAGCCGGACGGCGGCGAAGTTGTCCGAGCTTACGTCGCATCAGGGACGGTTGACGGGAAGAAGGGGCGTGAACTGTTCTGTGGAAAGTTCTTCGTCGATTCACTCCGGACCAGTGGATCTCCTCGTGTTTTCGAGATGCGTGCAGTCTCGATTCCTCTCAACACTCCGATCCGTCGAAAGATGGTGACAAAGGCTTGGGAGAAAAAGACGCTCAAGGGCATTGCTCAGGAGATTGCGACTGCCGCGAAAGTCAAGCTCCTATTCGATTCTCAGGACAACCCGAGCTACGACCGCCAAGACCAGAAGGCCGAAAGCAACCTTAGGTTCCTCTCGCGCTTATGTGAAGACGCCGGGCTTTCGATCAAGGTGACGGACTCGCAGATTGTGATCTTCGACCAGGCTTTCTATGAAAAGAAGAAGCCGGTCAAAACACTCAAGCTTGGTGTTTCGGACATCCTTTCGTGGGACTTCGAGTCACAGCAATCGGAGACGTACAAAACTTGTACGGTGTCTTGGCGCGATCCGAAGAAGAAGCAGAAAGGCTCTTCTGGTGGTTACAACATGGACCTTGAAAAGGGCGACGGTGGGGATGATCCTGAGTATGACATGGACCTTCAGAAGGTTAAGAAGAAGGTCAACGTTGCGGTCAATACCTACACATACACGGACCCGGATGTGGAGGATAACGGTCAGGAGTATCAGGTCAAAAAGCGCGCCGCATCTCTGGACGAAGCCAAACGCATCGCCAAAGCCACATTGAGGAAACTCAACCTTCGCAGCGTAACGGGAAGTCTTTCACTGGTTGGTGACACATCGCTTGTGGCAGGTGTCGTTGTTGAGCTCAAAGGGTTCGGCAGCTTTGATGGTCGGTTCTACATCGAGTCGGCCTCGCACTCTGTTTCAACGAGCGGCTATGTGACAAGTATCTCTGTCCGGCGTGTGAACAGTAACTATTAAGGAGGTGGTCTCATGCCACTGTTTGAACAACAGCCCCTTCCTGATCTGATCAAGATTGGGGAGGTCAGTAGCGTAGACCCTGAAAAATGCACGGCCAGGGTGGTGTTCGATGACGAAGACTCGCTTGTGTCTTACGACCTGCAGATTCTGCAACGTAATACCTACGAGAACCAGGATTATCAGATGGTCCATCCGGGGGAGGACGTTGTTTGCCTTTTCTTGGGACCGGGGCAGGAAGACGGCTTCATTATCGGCTCTCTATATGCCGGGGAGATTAAGCCGCCAGAGGCATCCCTTGACCGGCGAACGGTCGTCTTTAGCGACGACACGCGCGTCTGCTACGACCGTCAGGAGCACAAGCTCACGGTGACGATTGAAGGCACGGAGATCGTTTTCAACCGCCAGGACGGCTCCATCACGGTGCCGAACGCCGTGACGATCAATTGCACAACGGCGACGGTCAATGCGTCGTCGAGCGTCACGCTTGATACGCCGAAAACGGACATTACTGGTGTGCTGAACGTCACTGGTCTCATTACCGGGAAGGGCGGCCTCGCTGTTAGCGGTGGAGGCGGTGCGGCCGTAACGGTGTCCGGAAACATGAATCTGGAAGGTCAGATCGATGCGTCGAGCGATGTGGTCGCAGGCGGCATCAGTCTGATGAACCACAAACACCAAGAACAGGGCGACGGCTCGCCGACGAGTCCGCCGCTGTAAGGAGGCGATGAAATGGGACTTGGTTTTAGCTTAACCGGACTGTTTGGGAAGGTCCCGTTCGTCAGTAGCAGCGCCATCGTCTACACATTCAAGGACCTGTCCGTCTCGCGCAGCGCCAGATGGGCGACGCACGAGATCATCGGAAAGAAGCCGGTGCTTGAGTACATCGGTCCAGGGCTAACGGAGGTCAGCTTCAATATTCAGTTGAACTCCTCGCTCGGGACGCCGCCTCTGGAGGCACTCATCATGCTCAAGAAAATGCTCGAAAAGAAGAAGCCGGAACGCTTGCTCATCGGGCCGGACTACCTTGGAAAGTTCGTCATTGAGTCGATTGGTGAGGAGCGCAAGTATCACAACAACTTTGGCATCTGCGTGTCGGCAGAGGTCAGCATCACCTTGAAGGAGGCGGCGTAAATGGCTCAATACACAGTAACGCTATCAAGTCAAGTTGACTTCGCGCCGTCGGACGAGGTGCGAGAGATTCTGCAGAACGTGAGGACAATCCTCAGCACGCGAAAAGGCTCCGTGCCATTGGATCGAGACTTTGGCCTGACGTGGGCGCACGTAGATAAGCCCCTGCCGGTCGCCAAGATGCTGATGCGGTCTGAGGTGATCGACGTGATTGAAAAGTACGAGCTAAGGGCAACGGTCGTTTCTGTCGACTTTGACGAAGACACGGCGAGCGCGATGGACGGCGTTTTGAAACCGCGCGTCGTCGTTCAGATTGGAGGAGATGAGTAAATGGCAGAAGTACTACCACGATGGGGGTTGCCTGAGGTCAACTTTCTCGAAACGGACGCCGAGACAATCAAAGCGGAGATTATTACGGGTTATGAGCAGGCGAGCGGACGCACACTCGCGGCGGGGGACCCGGTTCGCCTCTACCTGTTGAGCCTCGCTGCTGTCATCATTCAGCAGCGCACTGCCGTGAATCTGGCGGCACAGCAGAATCTGCTTTCATACGCTCAGGACGGCTATCTCGATGCGCTCGGTACGCTTTTGAGCGTTACGCGTCTTGCCGAAAGTAGGGCCGTTACGACGATCAAATTCACGCTTTCGCAGGCTCTGGCGACGGTCTACACGATCCCTGCTGGAACTGAGGTGACGAACGGGGTTGTGACCTTCGCGACGGACCATGAACTCAATATTGAGAAAGGTAAGCTCGAAGGGAGTGTCACGGCATCCTGCACCGTTGCGGGTACGATCGGCAACGATTACCTTGCCGGGCAGGTCAACACGATCGTCAAGCCGATGACGTTCGTCTCGAAAGCTGAAAACACAACGATCACGACGGGCGGTTCCGAAGCGGAAAGCGACGAGTCTCTTGCAGAGCGCATTCGCCTCGCACCGAACGGCTTCTCTGTTGCAGGTCCTGAGAAGGCGTATGTCTACCATGCGAAGAGCGTGTCGAGCTCCGTGCTAGACGTTTCTGTCACCTCCCCGACACCAGGCGAGGTCGATGTTTACGTTCTGCTCGCGGGCGGTGAATTGCCTTCAAAAGAAACGCTTGAGCAGATCGATGCGTACTTGAGTGATGAAACGCGTCGACCTCTCACGGACTTCGTCCAGGTGCTTGCGCCGAAGGCCGTGAATTATGAGCTTGAGATTCATTACTGGATCAGTCGCGAGGACAGTTCGCGCGCCGAGCAGATCAAATCTGATGTTGAAAAGGCGGTCGAAAAATACCGCGTGTGGCAGCAAGGAAAAATCGGGCGCGACATTCTCCCTGCAAGGCTCATTCAGTACGTCATGCAGGCGGGAGCTTCGCGCATCGACAACCCGACGATGAAGCCAGTTGATTTCCAGAAGCTCGAAAGCGACCAGGTCGCGCAGTGCACGGGCGTGAAGATCGTTTACGAGGGCTACAAGGATGAGTAAGGAGCTCGCGGAGGTAAGGCTGAGCGACTTGCTTCCGGACTCAATTGCTCAAGACGACAACGTCAGGCACAGCGCGACGGCGCTCGACAAGCAGTTGCTCGATATGACGGCGGCGGTTGATCTTCCGTCGATTTACGTCAGCATTGACAAGCTCACGAGCACGCAGCTCGACCACGTCGCCTATGGGTGGGATGCGAGCGTCTGGCGCGATTCCTGGCCCGTTGCTTTGAAGCGTAGCGTCCTGAAAAACGTTGTGAGGGAAAAGCGAAAGACAGGGACGCTTCGTGCTGTCAAAGATGCCGTTTCTTCGATCGGTTCGGCTGCGACCATCAGAGAGTGGTGGCAGATGGAACCCAAGGGAACGCCTCACACGTTCGAGATTCTGGCGACGCTTGGAAACATAGACGGCACGCTTGATGCCGAAATGCAGGAGGACCTTTTCGCGCTCGTCGACGACGCGAAGCCAGTCCGTTCGCACTACACCTTCGTGCTCGTGAGACAGCTACAGGGCGGCATGGGTGTTGACGGTTATCTTCGCCCGGTGGCTTACGCGCGTATTCGCTCTGAAGAGATTGTGAGCCGAGACATTGATGCGGCTGTCGGCATTTTCGTCGGGGCACGGCCTATCGCGATGCGCTCGCTCGTCGGCCTCGCAAAATAAGGAGGGGTTTTTATGGACATCGTTTTGACGACGGCAGGTATTCAGGCCGTTATCAACGCAAAAGAGACCGGGACCAACGCCGTCACCATTTCTGAGATCGGTGTCGGCACCGGCAAATACACAGCAAGTAAGGAGCAGACACAGTTACAAGCTCAAGTCAAGCGCTTGCCGATTCTCGAAGGTGGGCAAGCAGGTGACAATGCGATTCACGTCGCATGCAAGGACGACGGGCCGGGCGCGTACGAGGTGTGCGAGTTCGGCCTTTTCCTTTCTGACGGGACGCTTTTCGCGGTCTACTCGCAGAGCACTCCGATCATTGCAAAGCAGGAGTCAAGCAATTTGCTCCTTGCTATCGACATGAAGCTCGAAGGCGTCAGCACCGGGAACATCACTTTCGGCGACATGTCTTTCTCTTTCACAGCCGCAACACGTGAAAACGCAGGAATCGTTGAGCTTGCTACTGACGAAGAAACGCAGGCAGGGACCGATACGCAGCGAGTCGTGACGCCCGCCAGTCTGAAGAGCTTGACTTCTACGGCAAAGCGTGCGGGTCTCATCCGCACAGCATCGGAAGGCGAAGCGAAGGCGGGAACGGAAGGCGCGGCTGCTCTCACGCCTGCGACCCTGAAAGGCGCGGCTGCTTCCGAAGCGGAAACGATCGAAGGGAAGTCCGGGACGCTATATGTGACGCCTCTCGGCCTTCGAGGCTTGAAAGCTACGACCGGACGAAACGGTCTTGTCGAACTGGCGACAGAGGCTGAGGCAAAGGCAGGGACGGACAAAGAACGCGCCGTTACCCCTGCGAGCTTAAAGGCCGTCGTCGATGAGGCGACCCCGGACGCAAGCGAAGCCGCCAAGGGGCTGATTCAGATTGCTTCTGCGGTTGAAGCTACGGCCGGAACAGAGGCTCTGAAGGCAATGACGCCCGCGACTGGAAAGGCTGCACTCGATGCGCGAATTGCGACAGTTGAGGAGGCGAAAGTTGGCACGTCGATGACGAAGTTCATCACGCCAGCAACGCTGAAAGCTGTTGTTGATGCAGCTGTGGCGGCGGCTCTTGCGAAACAAGGAGGTGCCGAATAATGGCCAACACAATTTTGATTACTGACGCCGGTCTGGCAGAGGTCGTCAACGCCGAGCAGTCTGGTACCGCGCCCGTCGTCATTACAGAGGTGGGCTACGGCACGGGGCAATACACGCCGACTGGCGATATGACGGCTCTGAAGGAAGAGTTCAAGCGTCTGACGACCATCGCAGGCGGTGCGGTTGGAGACAACGTCATCCACCTTGCGGCCCGCGATGATTCGGCCGATGCCTACACGGTCTACGAGGTCGGTCTCTATACGGCGAGTGGAACCCTTTTCGCGGTTTGCTCGCAGACGGTTCCGATCATCCAGAAGGCCTCGCAGTCGCAGGCGCTACTTGCAATTGACCTTGCGGTGACGGACTTCTCTGCTGACTCGATCGCGTTCGGAGATACGAACTTCCTGAATCCGCCGGCGACGACCACGACTCTTGGTGTTGTTGAACTTGCGACGGATGAGGAAACGATCGCGGGGACCGATGGAACGCGTGCTGTCACGCCGAAAAGTCTGAGCGCACGAACGGCGACCGCTTCAAGGACTGGTCTTGTGCGGTTTGCTGTTGCGCAGGAAGTCATTGAGGGGAAAGACAACTCGAAGGCCGTGACTCCCTTCACGATGTTTTCCGCGTTTCTGAAGAATCACGGCGACAGCGGCTTTCAGAAGTTGCCGAACGGTTTGATCGTGCAGTGGGGAAAAGCCTCGATTGCATCCGATGGCTCGACCGTTGTTGCCTTCCCAGTTGCTTTCCCGACGAGCGCCGTTTTCGCGAACGCGACGCCTACTGGTGAGGTTGCTGCGGACTTCGTTGCCACTGGTTTGACGAAGGGGAACACGACCTTCAAGCACAACGCAAACGGAAAGGTCCAGGCGCTCTGGATGGCGCTCGGATTCTGAAAGGAGATGATTCTATGGCTTACTACTACAGCGCGTCTCAACGCGCTTTTTACTGCACTGAAATCGTGTCGGTGGACGTCATGCCCGCCGACAAGGTGGCAGTCGCGGACGAGGCATACAAGAGTCTCATGGCCGCGCAGAACGCCGGGAAGTTGATCCGACCTGGTGCAGGCGGAGCTCCCGAAGCCGTCGATCAGACGGGCGCTGCTGCAACAGGCATCGTCCACGAGTTGACGGCTGCAACTGCTGACAAGCTAGGCCACATCAAGATCGGCAAGAACGTCGATGTTGAAGCAGACGGAACGATCTCGGTCAATCTCTCGAAGGACGTTGGCGAGCAAAGAGACCGTGCTCCTGAAAAGCCCGATTACGGCCTGAGTTGAAGGAGGTGTTGGAATGGCTGCGGTCAAAAATTTCACGCTCGATCAAGGATCAGATAAGACGGTTTCTTTCGTCCTGAGCGACAAGAACGGTCCGCTTGACCTGACTGGATATTCAGCCGCCATGCAGTTGCGCAGGTACGCATTCAGCGAAGAGGCGATTGACACGCTGACGACGTGTAATGGTCGTCTTCTGCTCGATGAATCGGCGGGAAAGGTCACAGCGAAATTCAAACATGAAAACACAGAAGGGTACCCGGGTGACACGGTGCTGTACGACTTGGAGCTTCAGTCTCCGGACGGCGAAATCACGCGGGTCGTTGAGGGAAAAATCAAGGTCTCCCCGGAGGTGACTCGTGTTAAATGCGCGCGCAAGGCGTGAGCTCGCAATTACTGCGCAAATCACGCCAGAAGAAGAAATTCAAGTCGATGCTCAATGTCAGGACATCGTTCCCAAGGTCGTTACCGTTGAGGTCCCAGGCATTCAGGGGCCGCCGGGGAAGGATGGTGCGCCAGGCAAGGACGGAGAGGACGGTCAGGATGGCACCTCTTTTGTCGAACGCATCGACAACTCTTTCATTGACAATCTTTTTTAATCGTAAAGGGAGTGAGAAAAATGAGTGCTTTGAATGCTTTTTTAGACAAGCAAGGTTTGACTCATTACGACAGCAAATTGAAGACGGTCGTTGCCGGGCAGATGACGATCGAGGGGCGCACGATCACGCTGAAGAGCGTCTCTGGTGCAACGCTCGCAACGGTGACGATGCCGCAGACGATCTATGAGCTTGCAACGACTCAGAAAGACGGTCTGATGAGCAAGGAAGACTTCGCCAAGTTGCAAGGTGTCGCAGCTCAGGCGACGAAGGTCGAAAACTCTGAAACGAACGGGAACATCCAGATCAATGATGTTGAGACGCCCGTTTATGTACACCCGAGCGTGACGGCAGGTGCTCTTGGTGCAGGACTTTACAAAATCACGACTGACGGCAATGGGCACGTCACTTTAGGCACGAAGGTTGTCAAGGGCGACATCACGGCGCTCGGTATTCCGGCTCAGGACACGACGTATGGTCCGGCTTCGGCTGATGCTGCGGGTCTGATGTCTGCTGCCGACTTCACGAAGCTGCAAGGAGTCGCTGTGGGCGCACAAGTGAACGTACTCGAAAAGGTGAGCGTCAACGGCGGCGCTCTGCCGATCACAACTAAGGGCGTCAATATCGATCTCACGCCGTACGCGCTGAAAACGGACATTGCGAGCGCTGTGAACTACAAGGGTTCCGTCGAAAACTATGCGGCGTTGCCGACCAAGGATGTGAAAGCCGGCGATATGTACAACGTCGAGACTGCCGATCCTGCTCATCAGATCGACGCCGGGATGAATGTCGTTTGGAATGGCGCGAGTTGGGACCCGATGGCTCCGATGATCACGATGACTGGCATTACGAACGAAGAGATCGACGCCCTCTTTGCATAAGGGGGCATTCCGATGGCTAACTCTTTTCTTGATTTGATGGGGCTGGCTCACTTCATAGAGAAGCAGAGTCAGCAAATTAGCAAAGAGTTCGCAAAGAAGTCCGAGGTCGTCACAAAGGCTGAGGCTTCGGACTTCGCGAAACACAAGACGTGCAGCGCGATTCGAGATCGCTCTACGTCAAAGCCTGACTACGGGCTGAATACAAAGGAGGGGGCTAAATAATGGCTCTGAAAGAACAGGACATCGTCTTTACGACGACGGATGAGGCGGGTAACCCCGTCATTCAGTTTCCGATTACGCGCGTCGAAAATGTCGAAGACGCCGTGCGTACTGTGAACAAGAAGAAGCCTGACAGCAATGGCGACATTCAGATCGATGTCGACATGAGTCATCTGGCGACAAAAGATGAGCTGACGAAGGGCTTGGCGAATAAGCGAGATCACACGATCCAGATCGCCAACGCGGACCTGAACACGCTGCTTGAGGACAAAACATGGGCCTGCAGTGGGACGCTGAAAAATACACCGATCGCTTGCACCTTCTGCATCGTGCAGGCTTATGACACGGGTGCTCCTGTCAGCGGGAACATCGTGCAGGTCTGCTACGTCCCGAACCTAACCGACAACACGGTCCGCACCTTCTGGCGCAACTGCAATAATGGGGTGACCTTCGGAAAGTGGAGCGAGTCTGGCGCGGTGAAGACGGTGAATAGCATCGCGCCTGACGCATCCGGCGAAGTGACGCTTCCGAACGCTACGACGAGCAAGGCCGGTCTCGTGCGCCTTGCTGCTGAAGAGGACGTTTTGAATGAAGCTCCCCAGACGGCGGTCTGCACTCAGCTGATCTACGAAATCAACGAGTTCAGACGCAAGTCAACGGCGTACCAAGTCGGCGACAAGGTGGACTGCGCCTTCCAGTACGAGCGCTTCCTCGAATGCACGAAGGCGGGGAAGACGAGCGCGGAGCTGCTTGATACGCGAAATGTCACGCATGGTCAGGTCATTGCGGACGGCATGGTTGAATGGACCGTTCGGACACATGTGCGCTCGATCAATGGAACACCGGCCAAAGCTGATGGGGATGTTCCAGTGGACGTTGGAGCAAAAACCGTCGAAGGAAAGGCTCCTGACAGCAACGGGAACGTCGCTCTCGGGCTTCATGCTGTGGCGACCTCTGGGAGCTACAACGATTTGACGAATAAGCCGTACATTCCTCCGGCAACAAGGATGATGCCAAATTACGGATCGTTCGTGGAAATCGCCAAAGGGGATTTCACCCCAAGCAAAGATGGGTGGTTGAGGCTCGAAAATATGAACGCTGGCGACTACACAGGCGGAAATGTTATCCACAAAGCCAGTGGCGCCAAAATTTTTGAGTTTTACCAAAATCGATATCCGGGTAATGCTACAGGAATGCTGCCTGTGGTCGCTGGGGAAACCTATGTCGTTTCGAATTGCAACAAAATCTATTTCCATCCGATGAGGTGATTGTCATGATTCGCAGATACAAAATCCAAAACGAAGGAACCAAGGAAGTGCTTATTGCCGTAGGAAAATCCGTTGGGCTTTTCGAGGCAATGGGCTATACGGAAGTCGGAGAAGTGGAGCAAGCCTACGATGGACGCTATTACGTCGCGGGCTATGCGCCAGAGATTCCGGCTGAAGAGTTGGAGGCGCGGCGTCTCGCAGAAGCAAAGCGCATTCGAGCAGAGCAAGTTGGCACAATCATCGTCGAGGTCGACGGAATGCCCTTTGATGGCGGAGAGCATGCCCAAGCGAGAATGGCGCACGCCATTAAGGCGTCTGAAATTCTTGGGCGCTCATCCGTTATCTGGGTGTTGGCGAATGACGATGTTGCGACCGTCACGATAGAACAGCTGAAAGAGGCGTTTGCGAAGGCCGTGGACGCGATGGGGGAACTCTGGCCGCGGCCTTACGAGAAGTCATAAGGTAGAGCATCAATCTTGCGTAAGCGTCAGGGTTCTTTTCTTGCGGAACATCGTCGAAAGGCGATAGCTGCCAGACTTGAACCCGCGGAGCAAACGCACCTTGATGCTCTCTGGAAACTGCCTGCGGGCGCGCCGGTCCCCGATGTCCGACGGGGCGTCGAGCGTTTTGACGCAAGCCGAAAGCAGTCTATGCGGAGGAAAACGCTTCGCAAAGTCGGAGTAAGGACAGAACAGCCAGTCGTCGACGGGGGCCGGTATCGGCATATGGGTGGCGAGTGCGTAGGCAGCGGCTTCGCGATGGATCAGATACGCAAAGCAGCAAAGCGGTGTTGGCCGGATGATGCGACACAATTCCGTGTCGTGAACTGGATAGCTCTCTCCGACAGTGAACGTTTGACGGGATCCGTGGAGCTGGATGACGCGGACTCCTTGAGGGATCCAATCGGAAGACGCGGCGAACAGCTTGAAGCGAGGCGACAGAACAATGTCGTCCTCCATGATCAACCCCCATTCGCAGTCGCTTTTGACGAGCTTCTCCCAACAGGCCGCATGCGATAGGAAGCACGCAATCTCAGTTGGCCACAGCGCTTTTCTGAAGACGAATTTCTCGGGGGCGTCGTAGGGGGCCTCTAGCCCGGAGAGTTCCTCCGGGCTCAATTTACGACCGTCTCTGGCGGGGATGCGTTGGAAGGAGAGGCCTTGCGCGGAAAGTTGTTTTGAAATCGATTCTAGACGTTCTGGCGAGCGATCGAGGTTAATCACCAAACGGAGAATATTAGTCGAGGGGGGTAACATCTTGAAACATATTTGATATGAATGCGAAAAAGGCTCACGGTTGCCGAATCAGCCGTGAGCAGGGTACGTACCCGTAACTTTATCACACCGCCTTCTGGCGGTTTTTTTATATGTGGGATTTGATTGTCCAGGCGCTGAAAGAGGCGCTGAAGGAGAAGGTGACTGAAATGACGAAAGAGGAAGTGAAGGAATGGCTCGACAAGCTCGGCGTCAAGGTCGAGGAAGTGACTGACGAGCTCATCGCCAAGGTGGAAGCCCAGAAGGCTCTGCTCGATGCTGAGACGCGCCGGAAGACTCGACTCTTCTGGGGACCGGTTGGCTTCTTGGCCGGGGTGCTCTGCTCCTGGCTGTACGGCGTCCTCTTCTGAGGATAGATGCAACGAGCTGTGAGAATCGGCGCGTTGCGACTCAGAGCATGCTACTGTGTGCTCATGGCCGGGGGACTGTCCCTCGGCCTTTTTTTATAAGGAAAGCCATTGTTTTATTACGGCTTCATTAACGACCAGAGCATCTGCACTGGCACATACGGTTTCCCGACTGAGGTGACCATTCCCAACTACATCTACATCGGTACGACTGACGACAAGACCGTCATCGGTAAGAAGTGGACTGGCCACGGCTGGGTCGAAGTGACCTACTTCTTCTACGCTCAGCTCAACGAAAAGGACCTCTGCATCGGCGTGCAGGAGTATCCGACCGAAGTGATCGACGCGCGTTTGATTCGAATCGAGACGCTCGACGAATCTCTGATTGGGTTCTGGTACGACCGTATGGATTCGACTTTCAAGCCGGCTCCTATCCGAGTGCTTGCGGATCACTCCACCGACGTTGTGAACTATCGCAACGAAGACCGTTGGCTTTCGGACGTGCTTGACGAAAAGGCAAACAGCCTCACGATCTACAGCAAGACCGAAGCGGACGCTCGCTTTGCCCTCAAGGGCGAAGGCGGCTCTGGTGGAACCCCGGGCGCTGACGGCGCTGATGGTTTGAGCGCTTACGAGGTGGCTGTCGCCAACGGCTTCATTGGTAGCGAGGTTGAATGGCTCGAGAGCCTTGTGGGTGAACCTGGCCTGCCTGGCAAGGACGGCGTTGATGGCAAGGACGGCATCGACGGTGCTCGCGGTGAGCAGGGCCTCCCGGGCAAGGATGGTCTTCCCGGCGCTGAAGGTGCGCCCGGTAAGGACGGCGCTCCTGGTAAGGATGGACTTCCTGGTCGAGATGGCGAACGCGGTCCGCAGGGCTATCCGGGTGCCGATGGTCGCGATGGAACGAATGGCCGAGATGGTCAGGACGGCCAGGATTTCGGTG